CTATACTTTTTCGGCTCTATTGATCCACCCTCTTTCATATCTAGCTAAAGTTGGATTAGCTGAAATGATAGCCCTATAATATGCGATTTCTGCCCGATCATAGTCTTTATTAAAACTTACTTCATTATACGCATTTATCGCAGCTAGTGTGATAGCCCCTAAAATGCCGTCCATTGTAACACCTACAACCTTTTGAGCCGCTTTTATAGCATTTTTACACCCAGCATTAACGCCAAAAATAAACATTTCCGCCTGCTTTTGGTAGCTATTTATCTCATCTAGGCGCATAACGTCCCAGTAGTTAATTTTATAAAATTTCCCTACTTGTGCGACTAAATCGTCATCGTTATACAGCGCAACACTTGCCTTTTTCATATCTCCGTATGCGTTGATCGCTGCTCGCACCTGCCCCCAGCCTTGCCAGTTTGGGTTAGCTACCTCATAAATACCCATAAAAGTTAGCCTATTTTCAGTTGGGTTTTTGTGTAGGGCATTGCTTGGGCTATTAAACTCTAAACTCATAAGCAAATTAAAAGCTTGCGTATAGTTCATTCTTTATCCTTTAAAAATTTAAATCTCTTGGCGGCTTTGGCAAATTTGAAAAATCATCGTCTCTACTACCAAAGCTATCTATCTTTTTATCTATCGCTTTATCTATGACAGCATTCATCCACACAGCTCCACGCCACGCAAAAAAGCCACCAACTGCAAGGCTAAAACGATCTTTTTCGGTGAAATAAAATGTTATCTCATAAGCTAGCCAGCAAACAAACATTGAGCTTACTGTTCCAACTATTAAATTTATTACCGCTTTACCGCTTTTTAAAGCGTCATTATTTGTAAGGCTTAGTATGCCTCCCACAAGTCCAACCACAGCGACCCAAAAATAAAAGCCTACCTTGTTTATAAGATCATCCATTATCTACCTTTTTTAAAATTTATAGGTAAAGATGAGCATTATTATCACAGATAGGATTATTTCAAACATAGCCATCTTGTTTAGCCAAAATTTCTTAGTCCTCTTTATGATCGCTTCCATTTATCTATCCTTGCGCTTTTATTGGTTGCCTCTTTTTTTCTCATACTCTTTTATAACCTCTAGCTGTCCAACACACTTCTCATAACCACCATAAACATCTATTAAAAGCACACCAGCTTCGCTTTGATTTGTTACGTTTCTATCAGCTATCATAGGGGCCTCAAGCAAGTAGCCAGGTATCTTGTCATACTTATTTAGCACTACCTGCTTGCTTTCGCAACCCATCAAGCACATAAGAAACACTAAGGTTAAGAGCGTTAGACATATCCTTTTTATCCTCATTTAGCACCCTTTCTTTAATTTTATTTGATTTAATCTCTACTGCTTGTCTTTGCTTACTAGCTTTCTCTATAGCATCAAGCTTGAGAGAGATGAGCCTATCTTGCTCATTTATCTCATCCTTAAGTCTAAGGTTCATCTCATCACTAGCCTTTAGATTAGCTTTTGTGATGCTTAGCTCATTATCTAAGCTTTGATACCTATAGCCAAGAAATAGAGTAGTTAGCAACAAAAAGCCACTAAGATATAAACTAGGACTTAGCATCTTCATCCTTTTTTAACTTCTCGCTTGAGCTAAGCCCAAGCTGCGAGCGCTTTCACGCCCATCGCTCGCACCACAAACGATATGCTTCGCTCATTTGCTTCCCATACGGTCGCAACTGCCCAGACGCTACCGCTGCAGAACTCTCGCACACAGACACCAAGCAGTTGGTGTCCTATAAATGTGCTCATTCCCCCACCTAAAGCTATGTTTGCTACTCGCAAACTAAGTTCAAAGTTTCTCTTTTTCATCTTTTGACTTCTTGGCTGGTTTTTCATCTACTTTTGTTTCGCTCTGTTTGTATTCTGGGCACTTAGGACACCCATCCCAAGTGCAAGCACCATCTTTATCAAGCTTGCTTGCACACACATCACATCTTTTTACTCTTATTCTCATTTTCTTAGCTCCTCTCTTTGAGCGATTAGCTCTTTATACTCTGCTCGCAAGTTCTCAAGCACTGCTGTATTGCCAATAATAAGAGCATGCTTTATATCATCCTCGCATTCTTTTATATCCGCTTCAAGCTGTGCTAAAGCCTTAGCATGTTCATCAATCTTTGGTGTTAAAAATTCCTCTATCTCCTTTTGCGTTAAAGGTGTTAAACAAAACTTTTCTACACTTGTAGCTAGAGCTTCTTTGCTGACATCGTCATCATAAGCATAGATTTCATTGTTTTTATCTTTGTAATATTTCATTAATTTCCTCCTATTTTAGCTCTAACCAAGAGCTAGCTATGTTGGTGTTGTTACATATACTCAGTTTTTTTAGTGCAGTGTTATCTGGTGTTGCTATTTTGTATTTTGATCCTGCTGGCACAATGAATTGTGCATCAACAAAATGAAGTTGCTCTGATTGGATTTTTCTCACTACTACATTATCAATGACAATGTGAAAAATGTAAGATCCTGATGTGCTCTCGAGATTGAAATCAACCATTATAGGTCTGCTTGCGGTGTTTGGATAATAAGTATTTAATTCTCTTTGAGCCCACACGTCTTGATAAGCTTGACCTATACCTATGCTTTTATTTATATCCAATAAATCGCTCACGGCTTTTTCAGTCAGTGCCGCGTCCTCTGCTTTTGCATTAATAATATTTTTTAGCTTTGTTATGCCTGCTTTGGTTTCGGTGGCAGGTTCTGGCAAGTCATCTTTTAATGCGAATTTCTTATCGCTCTCTTTTTTGGTGTATGCGTCGATCTTGTCGGTCTTTTTAAAAAATTGATTTTCGCTCCACTTTCTTGTTGCAAGCACTACGTTATTATCCACTTTGAGCACGATGCTGTCATTTGCATTTGCTATTTGTAGCCTAAAGCTAAGTGTGATATCTTTGCTACTTCCTTCACTCAAAAGCGGCTTGTATGTGTCGGCCAGACGCGCTACTGCAAAGAGTGAGCCATCATCACAGTAGATGCCAGCCGTTTTTATGCAAAATCCGCCAACTTCAGGTGGTATAATAGCATCGACGTCAAGGATGTTGCTATCACTCTCGTCTATCGTTATGGCGTTTATAGCGCCCCTATACTTCTCATTTGGTATTGATGCCGTCTGCTCGCTTAGCTCTCCATCGTAATCGCTTACTACAACTTCTTTTAATGCGATCTTCGATCCGTCGCTAGCGGTTTTTAAAAGTTTGTTTATGCCGCTAGCTGTTAAAAGTGTATATTGCTTCATTTATCCGTCCTTTATCTTGTTAAAACTCTTATTGCATCGATTGGTACGCTTATGATCTCGTTTATCTGCGTAGTAGCTCCTACTTTAAATTTTGCTCTTTCACTTATATTTGATACTACATAAGGCGTTATACTCATATTTTCACCGCTAAATGTGTAAGAGTAGGCTTTTAAATTTATGCTAGCAGTCGCTTTTATGCTAGCCCCATCATATACGCTACGCACGTTTTTGTAGGTGTTTATGATCTCATCAGATCTCTTTAGTGTTTGCAGGCTTACTCCATTTTTGCTTGCATCAAGCTCTAGTTTGAAGTGATAAGGTAGTCCAGTATAATCAAACCACTCTTTCACCTTGGCATCTGCATAAAGTGCGCTTAACGCCTTGTTTAGACTATAAAAAGTGCCTGAGTAGTAATGTATCTCAAAAGCGTTTTTTATGAGCTCTCTGGCTTCATTCTCGTTTAGTCCATCAATATCTACATCAAAGCTAGCTGCAAGTACTGGCAGTAAATTTTTTGGGCAAGAGCTAGCAAGAGTATTTATGACACCAATGTCTAAATCCTCAAACCTTACGCCAAAAAGCAAGTCAAATTTTTTATCAAATTTACTTTTGTGATTAGGTAATAGGTTCATTTGATCCTCCAAAAAAGAACAAAGATCGCACGAAGTGCCACCACTAACGTGAGCATAGGCAGTTTTAAAACGCTACAAATTAGCGTTTTAAGCCGTAGCGAATAATGATTAAAGGATAAGGGGGTCGTTTTGCGTCGCAAGCTCGCAACTGCAGGCAGACCGTAAGTAGCCCCACTTGTCCCCTTATATAAAAAGCTAAGAAAAAATAAATCAAATTTCATAACTCAGCCTTTTTGTAGCTTATCTCGTAGCTTAAATTTACGAATTCTTTTACGCTTATCTTTTTATCATTAAGCGGCTCTTTAAGACTTACTCTATAAACGCCGTTTTGATGCAGGTTTTTATAGATGTAACTTAAATTTAGATCCTCTCCAAGGCTAAGACTAGTTGGCAGAGCTGATATAGCTTTAGCTACTTCATCTTGCATGAGCATATCTGTTAGCTCAAGAGTAGCTATAACCTTTACGTCTATCTTTGTAGCATTTAACACGCTTAGATTATCGGTTAGCGGGCGCACCTTCTCAGCACTTAAAAAGCTCTCCACATCAGCTCTAGTCTCTTCGCTCATGTCAGTAGTTTTTAGATAAATTTGCACCACCCCAGCGCCGCCGTTTAGCACGCTACACTCAATAACCTTTGCATTTGCGCTTAGTGTTTGATAAGTATATGCTTTAGCACTGCCTGCAGTTGAGAAACGCTCTAGGCTTAAAACTGCACGCTCTCTTAGTCTCTCGTCGCTCTCAAGCTCGGCTCCGCCTTCAAACTCACTTAGCTGTTTTGCTTTTAGGACAAAAGGCAGCGGTGTTTGGATATATTCACACTTTACTTTGCTGGTTTTTGTAAACTCATCTAAGATGATCACTCCAACAGCTTTTAGCTCATTTGCTCTTATTACAACTTCACTTTTTAAGCTAGCTATTTCACCATTTTCGCTACGTAAAATAAGCCCTTTTGGCAAATATGTATCGCTGTTTCTTGGCATTGAAAGGCTAAACTCACACTGCGCGGTTGGCTTTTCTCCTTTTAGTCTCTCTATGCCATAAATCGCTACTATGTTATCAAGGTCGCTTCCAGTAGAAAATGGCAGCAACATAGCCTTAACACTATCATTTATCCTGGCACGTAAAAGCAGTTCTCTATAAGCCAATGTTTCAAGTAAAGCCGAGTAGTTGTCGCTTTCAAGTAGAGAAATTTCATCATCGGTTAAATGCTCTTTAAAAAGGTTTTTAACATTATTTAAAATTTCATCATATTTAAGCACCTCAATAACGTTTGGATATGGAAGTTTTTTTAAATTCATTTTTTACTCCTCACATGAGCATAGCCCATGTTCCGGCAGGAAGCTAAAGCTCCCTTGACCCACCTAAAGCCATGTTTGCTGCTCGCAAACTGCAGTTTATAGATAAAACTCATATCCTTACCTCTATTTCATCACCACTCATAAGCACTACTTTAAAGCTAAGCTTATGATCTTTTAGACCTATAAGACGAACTTCATCGATCTTTACTCTCTTTTCCCACTTCTCAACCGCCTCTATCACAAAGCACGCCAGATCAGCACGAAATTCATCATCTACCTTGCGATCTATTAGCTCGTAAATCCTGCTGCCATATTCAGGCAACATCACCCTCGAGCCAAGCGGCGTTAAAAGTATGTCTTTGATGCTCTCTTTTATGCTTACTAAGTGTTTCATCTTAATCTCTTGCTAACCCATTATTTGTATGATCACTTAGGTTGCCACGCCCGTCACTTACACTGCCACCAAATTTTGCATTGCCACCTGCTGTGATAGAGCCAGTGATTTTTACATTCCCATTTATCTCAAAGCTGCCACTTCCTCCGCCACTGCCTGCTGTATTTATCGCCCCTTGTATCAAAGTGTTGCCAAGTAGCTTGATATTTGGGCTTTTTATAGTGGTATCGCTAGCTTCTACCATTACATTTTTAGCCTTTACATTTGCGTTATCGCAAGTTATGTTTATAAGCTTTGGAGATGAAATTTCAAGGCACGAGCTAGAGCTGTCATAGCTCATCTTTACTCCATCTTCAAAACCTACATGCACCTTTTTATCAGTAGCGTCTGCCTTGTGAGAACTTTGATAAAGCCCACGAAGCACCACACCTGAGTTTAACTCATCATGCACGGGTAGCACTAGCACTTGCTCTCCTGCACGTATCGGAGAAAAGCTCACTGCATAAGAGTTGGCATGTGCTTGAAATACCGGCAAAAAGTCAGTCACCATAGAGCCAATGGCAACTTTTGCACGGTCATTTCTTACTTCACTAATAATCCCAACTTCAATCATTTTCTATTACAAAATAAAGCTTGCTCGTCTCACTTTGCTATACTTCGTTGATTTTAAATTTTTAATACTCACGTATAAAACATACGCTGCGTTTAAAAATTTAAACTCGCCTCGTCTAGCTGCGTGATACTTCGCATTTTCATAGCCTTATTCCATATCTCCTTTCATTGTAATTTTTCTTATACTTTGCGATCTCATAGCCTTTTTTGTTAGTTTTTCTCTTTTCATCTATTCCATATCTCCTTTCATTACATGCTCGCTAAATTTTTTATTTCTTGGCGTTCTTGTGTACTTTACGCTATGCTTGATCTCTTTGACATCGTCGTGTATCTCGTTTAGCTTCTCTTTATTTATGGCAAAATTTGCTGCCAAAATATCGCTTAGTTTTTCAGTGGCGCTACTTTGTTTATTTATCGCTTCACTATTTTTATTGACCACATCGATCATCAAATCAGTGTTTTTGCTCGTATATCTACTAAGCAGCCAAAAGATCACCACAAATGCCAAAAAGCCAAAAATCGCCATAAAGACGATAAATTCATTTAACCCCCATGATCCAGCTAAATTTATTAGTCCTGCTGTCTCTCTTATCTCGTCACTTAAATTTAGACCGCTATTTTCCATCTTCTTCCTTTATTCCCAGGCATTGTTTTAGTATTTTTTCGCAATCGCGGTAATAAACAGCAATCTTCTTGTCTGTCTCAAACGTGCCATCATTTTTGGGCTTTAGTGGCATTTTGGCATTGCATTTTATAGGCATATATTTTTCTTTATAAACAACTATAGGCTCAGACACTTGCTTATCTGCACAGCCTGAAAAAAGCAGAATGAGCGCCACAAAGAACACCAATGTTCTCATTTAAACAGCTCCTTATATGCAGCCAGCTCGCTTTCGCAACTTTTATCTTTGACGTAGATTTTCTTTATTCGCTCGGTCTCTTTTGACGGAGTATCGTCGATCTTTACCGCAGCAGCTTTTATAGCTTCGTTTTGTGAAGCAAGAGCTGTATCGCAGGCGCTTAGATTGTTTTTGACTGTAGTGTAGTCCTTGAAAAGTTTCTCATTTTTCTCTTTTACGTTTTCAAGGTCTTTAAGCAAGACGGAATTTATGCTTTGGAGTTTTGAATTTTCCAAAAACAAATTTACGCAAGTAAAACCTAAAAGCGCGGCCAATGCAAAGCCTACAATAGGAAGTTTAGTTATCAAGTAACCCACTTAGCACCTTCTTTGCCCGGCCCAGCGTTTGTTTTGCCCAAAGGCTATCTAGTCCATTCTTATAGGCTGCCTCATATTCGCCAGACTTTATGAAATTAAGAGTGGTAACAAACTTTTTCACGCCTGGCACGCCCATTTGATAACACATTTCTATTACCACGTCTTGGACATTTTTTGGCTTATCTTCTAGCCAAGGAAAAGCTTCGCAAACGCTAGGTATGAGCTTAATAAGCTTCATCTCTAAAATCTGATCTGCTACCGCTTTACTCATAGGCTCAACCTTGCCGCCATTTAGAAAGAGTTCGTCTTTACTAAGAGACGAAACCTTAAAGCCATATCCGATAGTAGGATACCCACGAGTATCCTGATATATGTGGCTTTTAAAGCCTTCGTTCTCTTTTATGTTTTCTTTTAATGACATTTTGACCTCGATCACTCTTCTTTTGACCCCAAATTATCGTCTTGATCAGAGGATTTGTCCTGATCTTGCAACTGTGTATTTGAGTCATTTTCTTTAAAAACCTCTATCATTGAGGAGTCCAAATACTTTTTAGCTTCGTTTTGATTAAGGGTGATTGCCTCACCCTCTTTAACGAAATTTCCCTTTACGCATATATTGCCTTTAGCTATGTACATCATGCTCGCTCCTTTATGCCTTACTCATAAGGCTAGCCCATTTTTTAACGACTACTTCATAATCAGTAAATACATCAAATACGTATTTTAAGGCTCGCTCTTCAGCGTCATACCAGCGGTTACGACGGATGTCTAACACTACTCCTAAAACTAAGTTTTTAAGTGGAGTAGCTAGATAAGTGCCTTTTGGCATAAGAGGAGTTATTTCAAATGGAATGCCAAGTATTTGGTTGGCTCCGCCTTGAACGAGATGAAGCGGCGAATTTAGCGCACTTAGCTCTTTATTGTATTCCTGAACGTCGGAAGGGTTTATCAAAATCCTAGCTTCGCTTACGATGTCCGGGTCTATAGATCCAACTAATGCACTCAGCCTATTTGATACCTTTTCTGATGCTGCATAGGTTAATTTAACTGCGTCGCTAGAGTCCTTGACTACTTGTAGCCAGCCTTTATGTAGCGTCTTAAAAGTTCCGTCGTAAGTATCGCTCTCTCCGGTAAAGCCAAGAAGCGCCAAATCGTTACCGAAAGCCTTAGCAAACGCATCAAAAGTCTCTTTTTCAAAATTAGGGTTTGACTTATTGTCTTCTAATGCGTCTTGCAAGATGCGAGAGAATAGCTGAACGCTTTTGGCATCTAGCTTTGCACCTACTTTGCTTAAAGCCGATCTTTGTGAGTCGTTTGGTTTTTCGCCACTAGCTACGCGCACCAAAATTCCTTTTGCTACGTCCCATGCATCGAGCTCTTTAGTAAGTCGACCCATTTTTTCAGTATGGATTTTTTGCAAAAAGCCGTTATTTTGCTTAATAACGTCTATAAAATTATGCGATTGTTCAGGTGTAAGTGAACCCGAGAGAGTAACGTTGGTGGCATTCATAGAGCCTTTTAAAATATCGTTTAATCCGTCCATTATAGTATTCCTTTGCTTGCTGAAATTTGCGTTTTTTCGATCGTTACGTCTTGTTTTGATTTGCTTAACTCGCTTGTTATCGCGTCAAGTTTGGCGGTTAGCTCGCTTACCGATTTTTCAAGCGTTTCAAGCCTTGCGTCATTTGCACTAATGCCAGCTTTTACAAGCTCGGCAACTCTATTTTCATCCATTGTTTCTCCTTTGTTGTTTGAACTTTCTTTTTTAAAATTTTCGCTTGAGCCGAAAAACTCTTTTAGCGCCGCTATCACGCCGCCTTTTGTGACATCTTCTTTTTCACTCCCCTTTATCACTCCACTGCCATACATTGATAGTCCAGTTATCGTTCCGTTTTTTATCATCTCTCGCAGCTCCTCATCTTCTATTTTGATGCCTACCGCCCACGCTCCCTCTTCATTAAAGAATTCATCTTTGCTTTTTACTATCCAGCTTTCGCATATATAGGCGTCCGCGATATTAAAATTATGATTTACATCTATACAATAGCTAAGGTCCGATCTCTTCATAAAGTTATAAGCAGCCCTTTTGATTTCATCAGCATTTGCAAAATCTCCTTGCGTATCCACTTCGTCTGGGGCATAAACTATCCCATAAACAACTCCTTGTTCTGCATCGCTCTTTTTAAAATCGACTCTTAACAGCTCGTTAAAATTCTCATTTTTGTAGATGATTTTTTTATTGTTAGCACCTGCTGATACCAGCGAAATTAACTTGATTTGCATATCAGTTATCTCTCTAGCCATTGCTTACTCCTTATTTTTTCCGCCATTTTCGCCAAAAATAAGATTTTTAAAAACCTAAATAAGACATATATGTCTTATCTTGCTAGAAAGCGAAAAATCTTTATCGTAGAATTGGATTAAAAATTTTTAGGACAAATATGGATAGAATTTTTAAAGCAGCGCAAGGTAGCGCACAGCTTACCGAAGAAAGCAAAGACTCACAAGGCTTAATAGAGCCGTTTTTTAGCTTTGATAGATTGCTCAGTCTTTTTTACGCCAACACCTATCACAGGCGAGCCGTGCAATTAAAAGCGTCGTTATTATCCAACATAGAAGACGGCTCAAAGCTTGAGGGCGGCGCCATGACGCCCAAAGATTTTTTGTACGCATTTATACTAAATCTTGAAATTTTCGGAAACGCATTTGTGGAGATCGCGAGGAAAAACCTTTATATACTTCCTTCTATCGAAGCTAGGGTAAACGAAAATAAAGAAATATTTCAAGTAAAAAACAATAAATCTATAGCGCTTAACGCCAAACACCTATATTATTACTCTCCGAATTCTAGATTTTACGGGGAACCTGATTATTTGGCAGCCATGCTCTCAATTTTAACCAATCAAAAAGCTGATAGCTTCAATAACGCCTTTTTTGAAAACTCCGCCCGCGCCGATACGGCCATTATCTTTGAAAATTCAGAGCCTGATGAGATGCAGCTTAACGCCTTTAAAGAATTTTTCGGCTCAAATTTTAAAGGAACGGGTAATGCGCACAAAACCTTGGTTTTAACCGCAAACGGCGAGAATGCAAAAGTACGTATCGAAGATCTAAGCAAGGTAAGCGATATTAGTTTTGAAAAGCTTAAAAACCTAAATAGGGACGAGATCATAGCCGCGCATGGAGTACCGCCTAGAATGGTCGGAGTAATGACCGCCGGACAGCTTGGAAGTAGTGGAGAGGTAACCGGGCAGCTGCACAGCTTTAACGAGCTTACTATCATCCCTAAACAAGAGCAAATAGAGTGGTTTTTCGATAGTATCGGCTACCCTATCAAACTTAAACCTATCGACGTAAGCAATTTTAAAGACGACGGGGAGCTGGTAGCCGGACTGGTAAGCAGCGGCATAATTAGCCTAAACGAAGCGCGCGGAATTTTGGGTTATAACAAATAAAACGTTTTAAGCCGTTTTAATACTAAAACAATGCAAACGTATCTTTAAAATACGTTCGTTGAAATTGAAGCGGTTTTGAAGCGTTTTGAAGCAGGTTTTTAAAAAGGAATAAGATGCAAAATATCATAGATGAAATTAGACGTTATAACAAACTAAAAATGATAACCGACGATGAGATAATACCGTATATAGAAATGGCAGAGCCGCAGATAGCTAAGTACGCCGTAGAAGAGGCGAGTAAAACAAAGGCTACCGCTTTTTATACGTTAGCGCTTTTGGGTCAGAAGCTTTGGCTTAAAATCCAGCAACGCGCAAACGAATACGACGAGAGCTTAGATACCTTTAAAGACGTTAAGCAGTGGGAGGAGTATTGGATGGATAAATTTTATAAACTTACGACGAAGAAAAACACGAGCGGATATTTTTACGCCGCCGTCTAAGGAGAGAGCATGGAAGTAGAAAATATTGCAACCGAAAAAGAGTTAATTGCGTTTTGCGAAAAATTAATTTTAAAGCACGAAGACGATTTTAAAATTTTCGTTTCCGAAAGAAGCGCGCTTAATCATGCGCAGTACCGAGCCGTTTTAACCGTCATAGTGCCTATTAACTCGGGCGAGGCCGTCTTAAAAGAGCTTATGGGCCTAACATCTCTTTTAAGTTTTAAAACTTCAAGCGTAGATGCTACCGATGAGCGGGGCGTTGATATACTAAATTTCGATTTCACGCTTGATTTTATGCGCTCTTGTTTGGAAGACGAATAAAAATGGCGTATTCAAAGCAGACTAAGGATTTGATTTTAAATTTAATTTCAAGCGGTTATTCTGCGGTAGAAATCGCAAAAGAATACGGCGTAAATCAAACCACTCTAACCAGATGGAAAAAAGATGCAAACAAAGACGATACGCAAACGACCGCAAATTTAAAAGCTCAAATCGCAGAGCTTAGCAAAGGTAAAAGTAGCGACAGCAAAGCAAAACAAATAGCGATGCTCTCCGCGTCTTTATCTCGCCTAGAAGGGCAAAAGGCAAAAGAGGCTAAGGTAAAAAATAAGAAAAAGCCTACTGCCATAATGAACGCAGACTATGAAAGCTTAAAGGCTAAAGCCATGGACGAGGGCGGGCTTTACGGCTATCAAAAAGATTTTATAAACGATGCGTCCCAGTTTCGTATCGTGCTAAAATCCCGCCAAATAGGTTTTTCATACGCTTCAAGCCTTGATGCGCTGCTTGGAGCCGTCGCGGGGCGTAATCAGCTGTTTTTAAGCGCGAGCGAAGAGCAGGCTAGGATTTTAATGAACTACCTAGACGGATGGGCCGAGAAATTCGGCATACTTTTTGCTAAAAATAGCGAATACGAAAAGAGTCTAGATAACGGCGCTACGATCAGGGTTATGGCGCATAACTTCCGCACGGTGCAAGGTTTTACGGGGGACATCTGGATGGACGAGTTTGCCTGGTATCCAAACCAAAAGCGTATATGGCACGCTTTCGTGCCCTCTATCGGCGCGGTAGCGGGTCGCCTCACTATCTTATCTACACCGTTTGAAGAAAAATCGCTATTTCACGAGCTATTTGATAACGAAATAAAATACTATATGTTTTCAAGGCATAGAGTAGATATCTATAGAGCCATAGAAGACGGGCTAAATTTCGATCTTGAAACCATGCGCGATCTTTTTGACGCCGATACGTGGGCGAGCGCGTATGAGTGCCAATTCATAGACGACGAAAACGCGCTTTTAAGCGTGGAACTTATAAAAAGCTGCATAAAAGACTACGCGCCCGCACTTCCGGCTAAAAGCGTCCCGCAATACGCGGGATTTGACGTAGGCCGCACGAAAGATAGATCCGCTCATATAGCCGTATACGACGAAGGCGGCGTTAAAAAGCTGAGCGTGCTCGACGTCGTAGCAAAAGCTAGTTTTGAAGCGCAAGAAAATCTACTCATAGACTTTTTGCGCCTAAACCCTTTGGCTATGCAAAAGATAGATAAAACGGGTATCGGCATGAGCGTAGCCGAAAAGGTAAAAAGGCGCTTTCCTTCAAGGGTGCAAGGGGTTTATTTTACGCAAAGCAGCAAAGAGGCTATGGCGCTAAATTTAAAAAAGCACTTTGAGGATAAAAGTATAATCATCCCAAACGATCCGGCATTAATCGCAGATCTTCACGCAATAAAACGAAAAGCCGGCGCAAAAAGCTTTACATACGACAGCGACCGCAACGAACACGGCCACGCCGACCGCTTTTGGGCGCTAGCTCTCGCGCTTAGCTACTTTGAAAAGGTAAGGGATAAGAGGGGAAGGGCGTATATAATACCCGGCAGATAAGGGGCTTTACGCCCCTATTTGATTAAGTTTTTCTATCTTGTCGTATAGCTGAAAATGAAGCTCGCCGAAAGCTTCTTTTAACTGCTCTAAATCAAGCTCGTCTGCACCTAAATACCAACCTTGCAAGATAGAGGCTAAAAACATCATATAGTTTCTTACGTCGTTTATATTATCTCGCTCTCTTACGGTTATAGTTTTCATAATGCACCTCCAAAAAGTCCGTTAACGTAGTTTTTGCGCAAATTTCTAGATACGGCGCTTACGCTTCGATGAAGATGCTTTGCGATACGAGAGCGAGTCCACCCCGAATCTAAAAGCCTAATCGCTTCTTCAAGCTCGGCGCGACTAAATTTAACGCCCGTGCCTATATTGCAAGATAACGCGCTTGCTTCTTGGAGATTAGAGTTTAAACGATGTTTGCTAAAATCATACGCTTTAACATCTAGCTTTTCTCTTAGTAGCAAATTTTCACGCTCGATAGCATCGAAATATTTATTTTTATATTCGTCGGCTTCGCTTGATTTTTCGCTTAGGGCAGTTAGGATTTCGGTAAATTTCTGATTAGTTATTGTCAATTTTTCTCTCATTTGATAGAATTCCTTTACCAGTGCCTTTTTAAACTCTCGCACGATAGGGGTATTTTGCAAGTAGGTTAAAAGTAGCGTTGCTTGCGGTTCGTTTAGGTAATAAATTTTACTTGGGCGACCGCCCAAATCCGTATTTAAGGGTTTCGTCATTTCAAATGACAAAACTCCAAACTCCTCAAAATCGTTCAAATGATTTTCGATTAAAAGCCTTACGCTTCGTGCTTCGTTGTCTGTATTTTGTGCGATTATAGTATGCGACACGCTTGGCGTGCCGTCATACTCTACTACAAATTTACTCATTTTCTCTCCTTTAAATTTTTAACTTCTTTTTCAAGACGGCTTAACCGCCATTCATTAATCCCCACCCAGGCACCCAAAACCAAAATCAAGATAAAATCAAGGCTCACTTTTTCTCCTTTATGATATAATCGCAACACGGAAAAGATGAAACCCCCTTGCGGGGGATTTGTCTAGCTCGTAAAGAGTTTGACTATCGCCATTGCGTAAAAGGCGATTTGTAAGACTATCGCGATTAATCTTAACTTTTTCATCTTTTCCTCCTTCCTTCCAGATTTAAAAGATACATTATTTTATATCTTTTATGCTGTAATTATACATTATTTTTTAACTAATGTCAAGTCCTTTATACATTTTTATTGTATTTTTTATAAAAATAAGTATATTTTTATGAACTTTTATATATAATAATGAAAAATAAAGGATAAAGATGGATATACAAACATTTGAAACAAAATTAAACGAGTTAAATTTAACAAAAAAAGAATTTGCGAGTATGGTCGGTGCCGTTTATAACGGCGTCGTAAATTGGAATTCAAAGGGCGAAACGCCAAAATGGGTAGATAGTTGGCTAGAAAATTACGAAAAAGGCAAAACCCTCGACGAGCTTTTAGCCATAATCGAAAAGTATAAAAAATAGAGCTATGCTAGCCACGCAGACCGCTTTTGGGCGCTAGCTTTGGCGCTTAGCTACTTTGAAAAGGTAAGGGATAAGAGGGGGAAGGCGTATATAATTAGGTAAAATCAGAAGTTACCCATAAGCTTGTCTTCTTCCGATAAAACCATGACTGTTTTTTCGTCGACCTTTTTCATGTCTAGCACGGAAGATATGACATCGTCTATTGAAGTTATGATAACCTGCAGTCCTTGGTTTGATAGTCTTAAAATAGCTTCAAAAGTGCCTTTTTGCCACTCGTTTTTATCGCCGTCAAAAGGACTATCAAAAGCTAAAAAATGAAAGAAGTTATCATCTTTATACATTTCCAAAAGTGCCGCGGAAAAAATAAAGCACAATAATTTTTTTATGGTTTTGCCTTTTTCTAAATCATTGTCAAAACCTTTTTCTCCTGCTATTTTTAAATCAAATTCTATATTATCTTCTTTGTTAAAACCTACAGAAAAAGCAGCATCTTTACCGAACACGATAGTGCTATATTCGCTTATTTTTTCTTGTATTTGTTTTATAAAAGAGGTTTTTACGAGCTCTTTGTTTCTTTCAATTGCAAGATTCAAATTATTTTTTTGTGAAACTATTTCCGCTTTTTTATTATTGATAAAATTAAATTTATCGAGTCTATCTTTGTGCGATTTTATCTCTATTCTTAAATTTGTTATCTCTTCTTGAAGCTTTTTAAATTTATCCATACTGTCCGTATTTTCTAGGACTGATAAAATTTGCATTCTTTTCTTATTAAGTTCTTTTAGTTTAGCGTCTATATGATCCAAATCTTTTTCAAATTTTACTTTATTTTCGTTAAAGGTCTTTGCTCTTTCTTCTACTAGCTGTTTATTAAAATGTATAACGCTTTGATAATTTTTTCTTAAATCTTCTGGAAACAAGACTTTCATTTCTCTAAATAAAGCCTCTAAATCATCTTCTTTAACGATTATCTCTTGCTTTATAAATTCATCTATATAGGCAATTTCTCTCATAATAGAGTTTCGCTTTTTGTTTAATGCGGACGTGTCCGCTTCTATCTTATCTACAAGCTCTTTGCTAATATTTTTTTCAGATAGATAAAAATCAAACTTCTCATACATGTCATCCTTTTCTTTTAGGCGTCGTTCATATATCAATAATTCCGCTTCAATTTGTTCTTTGGTTGTATAGTCGCCCAAACCTTCTTCAAGTAAAGTTATTTCTTGCTCTATTTTTTTTATATTATTTTCTATATCGTATTTTTCTTTTATGTTTTGACCATCTATAGAAAGCAAATTGGCCACGATCGGCTTAAAGTCTATATCATTGGTTCTTAAAAATTTATTGAGCCTAAAAATATCGCTTTGATTATCCTGATCTCTTAAAAAATACGATAAATAGCTTCTAAAATTATCGACTTTAAAATTTAATATAGAATTTAGATATTCTTTTATGGCATCCAAACCGCCTATTTTATCAAAATTCTCGCATTCCAATAAAAGCTCGGATGTTTGGGTCTTTTTAATGCCTATATTAGCCCTGCCTTGAGCGGGTCGTTTTATGGTTATATAGTAGTCTTTAAATTTTAATTCCAAAAAGAAGACGAAATTTTTAAAATTTTCTCTACCGAATACGCCCTTGTCTTTTTTTAATAAACAAAAATCTATTAAAGCAAATAGCGTACTTTTCCCTACGCTGTGATCATTGCTTAATATAAAATTTATATCATCGTTAAACACTATAGGTTTAAAAATTTCACTATTTGCATAAATTCTAGATAGTTTCATTCTTTACCTTTATAAGCTCATCATACTCTTTAATATACTCAATCTGTCCTAAAATAAACAGAAAATTTAAAGCATATGCAAAATCTATTTGTTGAATATTGTTTTGCTTTTTTATCTCTTTGTATATAAGACCTAGTTTTATTCCATACTGCGTATTTAGTCTATTTAATATCTCTTTAGCTACGACTAGCGGACTTCTTTTTATATCTTTGCTTCTATGCGTCTTTATATATCTAGTTTCCATCTTTTTCACCGATATAGCAGTATCTGTATAAATAAAATATAATAAGCTGCATTACGTCTTTTATCTCGTTGTCGTCTATAATTGATGTATGTTCTTGTATAATCTGATTAAAAATATCGGGATTTAATTTATTAGAGTTTCTATTTTTAAAAGAAAGTATACTTATCCTGATACTTTTGGCTGAGTTCTCTATATGCTTCGTTAAATTATTGTCTTTAAAAAAATCGTCCAAAATCGCAAGTTTAGCTTCTTCTTCCTTTATAAACTCCGTATAAAATCGCTCAAGTTCGTTTATTTTGTTTTTAGTATCTATCTTGATAAAATAGTCGTCATATTCTATTGTTTGGCAATCGCTTTCAAACTTGTTTAATAGCTCTATAATTTCCTTTGCATTGGTCTCACAAATGCTTGATAATCTCCCTATGTCAATATTTATCTTTTCAACAATATTATTTATGGTTTGATTACCGTTTACTACGATATTGCTATTGGGATTATTCGAAATATTATTATCTAGCATCGTTATTTATATTCTGATCGCCATTGATTACGATATTACTATTTGTGTTATTTGAAATGTTGTTATTGCCGACATTTGTTTTAGGTGTCTTTTTATATGCTTTATAGGCAACAATAACACCGATTACCGTGGCAACAACACCCACAATCACAACAATATCCATAGTTGTAAAATTCATAAAAAGCCTTCAACATTTTTGCGGATTATATATCATTTCCTATAAAATCAAGGTAAAAAATGAGAATTTTTATATTTTTAAATCTGCTTTTAAGGCCTACTTAAAAATAATTTTTATCTCTTTTACGATCTCTTGTCCGATATTTTCCGCAAGAGCCTTGTTTGCACGTTTTAAACCGCCGTTTTTATAGATATTCCAAGCGTTTAACAGATATGGATTTGCCTTTATACCGGGGTGTTTTACCTTTTTACCAAAAAATAATCCCGCCTTTTTATTGGCTAAAGCTTTTTTATTTCTGGGTTTGATAGTATAAGCTCTTGTACCGCTATGGACATATTTGGCATATTTTATTTTTAAGGTATTTCCTATTTTCACTTCACTAGCGTTTGCCTCAAACACCCTTATATCTCTTTTGAGATTGCCTGTTCTTATAGGTGCTGTTTTTTCTTTGGCGACCTGCGCTACGCCAGAGCCCACTCTAAAAAGGAAGTCTTTTAAATATTTGTCGATATTTTTCATTTTATACTTTGAAATTTTCTTTTATGTATTCTAATGCGTCTATAAAAGTACCGCTAAAACTCTCTTTTTTTATCCACTCATCGCCTTTTTCGTCAAGATCGCAAACGACGAATTTGCAAGTTTTATTAAACATGGCGATCTTTTTACATTCACTTATAGCCTCATCGCTTGGGAGGACAATGTCGTAAATCCATGTAATATCATTATTAAGCGCTTCAAACTGAGCAAAAATTTCAATCTCCATACCTTTACCCAAACTGGCGTTTTTAGCGCTCTCTATCGTCCAGCCGTTACCTAGGCAAATATTGCAAATTTCCATTTTATAATCTCCGTTTTATCTAAAACCGCGCTTCTTTTAAAATATCTTTCCAGATTATCGCTCGGTTTAAATATATTATACAAATAATCGCCATCAAACACCATAAAGTAGCCGTTTTGGCTCATAGCTACGCTTCTGTTTGTATGTCCTCTGTGTGGAGCTATCTTTAAGATAGAGTTGAGTGCCTTTATAGTATCTGCTGGGCTTACGTTTCTTTTTGATGAACTTACAGAGTGATTGTAAGTCTTTTTGTTTGCATATCTCTC